GTGAGTGGCGAAGAAAGCGTCGTGACAGCGATACTGTTAATACCACCCACGGCCACACGATTCTGATGAACTCTTTGAAGTGAAATTCAAGACCTTCGCCTGCGATTGTTCCGTCCTGCTTCTTCCATTGTCCGCCGTGCTTGATCATGTCCAACTCACAGGAGGCGGGGTCAACCGTGGTGGGCCAGTACAAATTGTAGCGTTGTAATTGAGCCATTGAAGCGTTGCAAACCTAACGCCAAGGGCTAGGATGGGTCAACCTTTATGCCCAACGAAGTTGCTCGCAGAGATGGCAGCGCGGATTTTTCGGGTGGTATTAACAGTATCGCTGTCACGACGCTTTCTTCGCCACTCACACCCGCAGGACTGAAGCGCAATGAGCTTGCATGGGGGATAAATCTAACCATGAGAGACGGCGGGCTTTATCCTCGCGCAGGCTGGCTACACATCGCTGAAATCTTCGGCTCCGATGGATTGTTTCAAGGTTTCTGGCCCTATCGTCCTGTCGGTGCGTTTCCCTATTTCATGGCAGTTGTGAACGGGAACATTCTGAAGATTGATCCTGACACTGGAGCAGTGACGAACCTTTCTCAACTGTTCAACCTCTACAACAACCCAACTGAACCGCACGCATACTATGTCCAGGCGGAGGAGTTCGCTTTATTTCAGTCTGGGGATGGCGTGACGTTGCCGCTGATTTGGGACAACGTAACCCTGAGACGGTCTAACGGAATTACGGGCAATGTGGGTCAGCCTGGGCCTGCCGTTTATACGATCACAACGACTAACTTTTTCGTTGTGCCGGGCGTTGGCGGGATGACAGGAGTGATAACAACTGCAAACACGGACGGACTACCAAACGGAATTACAATTGAACTCAGGGCTGCGGGTGGTGGGTTCCTCATCGGAACATTTGTAACATCAAACGTCGTTCTAAACACAAGCTTCAGGCTTACCACCGTTTCATCTGCTTGGATTGGTCACAACTTCCCCCCGACTGAATACCTGCTCACCGACACCGCTCCTTTTGTTCCAGTGCTCATCAACGAAATTCCTGCGGCTACGGCGATGGTGTACTACATGTACCGAATCTTCTACGCACAGGATCGTCTTGTGTCCGGAGGCGACTTAGTGTTTGGGCCATCCGGCACTGCTGCGTATGGATTCAGAGATTCAGTTTTGAAGGTGACTGAGAATCCACTGGCCATTGGAGGTGATGGATTTATCGTTCCCTCTCTCGATGGAAACATTCGCGGTTTGGCGTATGGCGCCAACATCAACGTGTCGAATGGTCAAGGGCGCTTGTTCATCTTCACCATCAAAGCGGTTTACGCCCTACAAATCCCAATCAACCGAGATGACTGGATAGCAGCGGGCGAGAACAACACACCACTGATGACGGTCGTTCAACTGGCCAATGGAAGCGTGAATGACAGGTCCATTGTTGCTGTGAACGGCGACTTGTTTTACCAGTCGCTTGAACCTGGAATACGGAGTTTGAATCAAGCCGACAGGTTGTTTGGCGGATGGGCGAATATCTCGCTATCAGCGAACGAGAATAGAATCCTACAGTTCAACGATAGAAGCCTGCTTCACGCGGCCAGCGGAATCTTTTTCAACAATCGGCTGCTTCAGACCGCGCTCCCGAGGCAAACTCCGCAAGGCATAGTTCACGATTCAGTCATCCCGCTGGATGTGATGCCTGTAAGCTCTTTCAATCAGCAACGGCAGCCGAATTGGGAGGGTTCACACGAGGGAATCCCATTTTTCCAGATGCAAACGGCTGACTTCGGTGGTCGTGAAAGAGCGTTTGGTATTATGCGCTCAAGTGACGGTGGCATCGAGTGGTGGGAGATTACCCAGAACGACAAGTTTGATTACGCCTCAGATTTGAGCGAGGAATCGCGCAGGATTTCTTGGCGCATCGAGTTCCCCGCGTTCACTTGGGGGAACACCATCGGCGAGGCGGAATTGAAGAAGCTTGTCGGCGCTTGGATTTGGGTCGATTTACTTTTCGGAACTGTCGAGTTTGAATTGTTCTACATTCCCGACAGCGCAACCTGTCCAATTCCCTGGATGCAGTGGAAGGAATGTTCGCCAAAGAACACGGCTGAACTGTTGTCCGTGCCGCCTGGGTATCCTATCCGGCTTGGTCCCTGCTATCGAAATGTTATGGCGATTCCGATTCCACCAAACGAGTGTGCTCCGTGTGGCGTAGGAAGACCAGCAAATTTGGCGTACCAGTTCCAGCCGATTCTTCAAATACGAGGCTCATGTCGAGTTCGCGCCATCTGGTTGTGGGCTGAAGGACCGCAAGCGCAATGTTTGTATCCTCAGAGTCAAATGGTATGCTAGTGTGAAAGGACAACCATGCCTAACATTCCATGTGCCAGTCCTGAGAATCTTTGCGACGATCCTTCAAGACCGGTCACAAATTATTCAGCGGAAAACCCGGATAGAGAACGCTTTTTTGGGAGAGCGTACAACCCGACGATCCCCCCACCCCTCGGCCCAATCTTCACCTCCACAGGATGCGTAGGAATCTGCACCTCGGAAGTATCGCAAGAGGACGCAGACCAATGCGCCGCACGACAGGCGGAGATTTGTTTCAACGAAGATAACCCGAGTACGAACCCGGATAACCCGGCAGGACCGTCCATTCCCACGGCGACATATTTCAACGACGAACAGACCGGGACGTTCACCTGTCCGGATGGGCAAGTGTTTTCCTACACCGTGCCGGCTGGGACAGTGGCCAAGGAGAGTCTAGCGGCTGCGAATGCTTCCGCATTGTCCATGGCTCAGAACGGTGCAATCAACAATCGCATCTGTCTTGGCGATCTCACGCCGGCCTTTGCGTGCGCGGATACTTCCTACACTGGCGTCATTGACATTGTCTGCCCGAAGTCTGGCGTGGAAGGCTACACCATTGAAGTCTCCATAGTTGGTGGTGCTCTGCCAGATGGTGTGACGCTCACCGAGGATGATGACAACATCACAATCTCTGGAACGCCAACGACGCTTGGCGACTCTACGTTCACTATCTTCGCGCAACTGATGCTCAATGGTGGTCAGGTCAGTTCCGTCCTGCGTAGTTACACAATCTCCGTGCTGGGCATAGTTCAAAGCATCCTTCCGGAAGCCACGCAAGGCAACGCTTACTCCGAATCATTCACCATCACAGGAACGGTAGTCGGAACTCCTACCTGGGCGTTGACTGGCGGTGCGTTACCTGCCGGCCTTACGCTCAATACCGATGGCACCGTAACCGGAACGCCAACTGAGGACGGTTCGTTCAACCTCACCGTGGCGTTCACCGACGATAATCTGACATGCTCCAAAGATGTGACATTGGAGGTTGCTCCAGGCGTACCGTGGGATGAGTTGGTTTGGTCGCTTGTTTTGCTGGAAGAGACTGGGACCGGGACAGCCGTTTGGACATCACCGGGAGACGGTGGTGAGGGTAGCACTTGGGAAGGCGGAACATCTGCATCCATTGCCGTTGGAACAGATAGAGGCAGGCTTACCATCGACGCTGTTCTGATTTACGCAGGTATCAATCGTCCAGGGAGAGTCACGATCACTGTTGCGAACAACAACATGATTGCTGGGCCCGGCGGAACCAACAGCAGCAGCATTCAATACTTCGTCAATGGGGGATTGGTGGACAGCGCATCCATGCCGGGAGCACCAGTTCCGTTCAACGGGGAGTACACCTTGGACTTCACGGCGACGGCTGGGACGTTGAGATTTCGGATTGATATGTTTAGCAGCAACCCGGATGGCGGGCAATCGAATCCGATGACGTTGCAGGTCAGCGGTGTTATCGAGAACGTGTGAACATGCTTGCTAAAGAATGGGTTTAGCGTTAAGGGAGATGACATGCCACAACGGCTCCGACTTTTTGATGTCCAGCAATCCCGGTTTCCGAGGGTGATGGGACTTTGTCAGGGAGACATCCCCGCCATCGCTGACCGGGTGAATTCCGCCCAGCAGTCACTTCTGTTTTGTAAGGAAGCGTCTAATGAAAGTTTCAACGGCACCTATGCCGAGATTTCCTTTCAAGTATCTAGAGATGTACCGTATGTGACGCTCCCGCGTGAGATTGCGCGTTTGGAAATGGCCACAGTCTGCGACTATCCAGTAAGCGTGGAAAACATGTTCGTGAATTTCCTTTTATTCGGGAATGGTCGTCTTCGCAAGAACCGGCGCTGCAATACTAACTTCCTTCAAATTGTCGCCCGAAACAACGCAGTGACTTTCGTGGACATGACCAACTCGCCTCAGTATATCCGCGCCTACATCACGGACGAGCGAGACATTGCCAAGAGATTTTTGTTACAAGGGAAAGATTCCAACAACAACACGATTTACAGCACTGACAATCTGCTGGAAGTTACCGGAATTTTCGTGGCACTAGACCAGCCATTCGTCACTTCCCCCCTAACACTAAATAGTATAACCGGCCTAATGAAGGATGTCACGTACGGGGAGGTTTCCTTTTTTCAAGTCGATCCAACAACTGGAGATGAGGTGGAATTGCTCAAGATGCAGCCGGGCGAGACTACGGCCAGCTATCGGAGATACTACCTGAATAATTCTGTCATAAATTTTGCCCTCGCGGTTGGTTGGCGCCAACCCGAGAGCTTGGCACAACGACAAAATTAACGGAATTGTTATGCATCCAACAATTACTCCCGAATACCTAAAGGCTCAAGGCTTATCTCCAACCATCCCGGAACGATTTTGGTCTTATGTTGATAAGAACGGACCAGTTCCGAAACACATGCCACATTTGGGAAATTGCTGGATATGGACAGGAAAAATTGGACCAAGTGGATATGGGCTTCTAACTAGAAATACATTAGGGACGCTTTTCATTCGGTCACATCGGGTTGCTTGGATGATACAATCTGGACCAATTCCTTCAGGTCTTTGCGTTTTGCATCACTGTGATTGCCGCCGTTGCTGTCGTTTTGACCATCTGTTTATTGGCACTCGAAAAGACAACGCACACGACATGATAAACAAGGGAAGATCGAAGCTCTGCACGTCAATGCCAAGAGAGAAAAATGGAAGATGTGTGCTGACAGAAAATCAAGTCTCTGCAATTCGTTCGCGCTATTCCGCTGGCAACATAAAGCAATCGGATTTAGGTCGTGAGTTTGGAATAGCGCAAACTACCGTCAGCGCCATAATCAGAAAGTTAATTTGGCCTGATTAACAAATCATCGACTTCTGTTCGTACAAAGCTCTCTCGACTCGTTCTGCCCAAAACCAAAATCCGCGAAGCCTACAAAATCCACGAATGGTTAGGCGGGCTTGAGCTTGGTAACAAATATAACTTGGACGCCCTATTCCGCACGGCGCACAGACCTCCGGTGGGCGTGGACCAACCATTGTCGCTCTGTAACATTCACCCATTGCCACAGGGTATCCGGGTGGGACGCTGGAAATCTCAGCCGTGTTTTTTGGATTGCATTCCGTCCATTGAAACCAGGGAATCCAACAAGCAGCCCCGTCTGGTCTAAACTCCAACTCAAACTCTACAGTCCCGAATAGCCGATCCACCCACAGTTCAAACGCTCCCAACTTTTTAAGTTCTTGCTCCCCAAAAGTGGTTCCCCACGTCCCCGCTGGTGCCTCGACCTGCCACTCCATCCTCCTCGACTCATTGGATAACTCCCCAGCGTAATCAAATTTTTCGAGTGTGGAGATTTCCCACAACTCTAAACTGCCGTCTTCTGAACGAATAGCGGCGAACGCTCTTTCCCTTCCCCCGAAGTCTGCCGTGGCCATTTGGAAAATAGGGACGCCGCTCTGAGAACCTTCCCAATTTGGTTGACGCAATTGACCGAACGAACTAATCGGTAACACATCCAATGGAACAACCGCGTCGTGAACGATTCCCTGCGGGGTTTGGCGAGGGAGCGCCGTCATCAAGAGCCGGTTAAAGAAAAAGATTCCACTGATGCCGCGCATGATTGCTCTGTCTTGGAATTGCAGGATGCGCTGAACATTCGCACTGAGAGATATGTTTGCCCACTGCCCAAACAACCTGTCGGATTGGTTCAAACTCCTGATGCCTGGCTCAAGACTCGCGTAAAACAAATCACCATTCGCAGCCGTAACGGATCGGTCATTCACGCTGCCGTTCGCCAACTGCACGACTGTCATCAATGGCTGATTGTTTTCTCCAGCAGCAATCCAAGCATCCCGGCTGATGGGGACATCGAGTGCGTAAACTGCCTTGATTGTAAAAATGAACAGGCGTCCTTGGCCATTCGAGACGTTTATGTTTGCGCCGTAAGCGAGTGCCCGAATGTTTCCGTCTTGTGTGGGAACCAGAAATCCGTCCCCACCAATAGCCAGTGGATTTTCCGTTACACGAAGGACCGAATCCCTGAATCCGTACGCCGCTGTCCCAGATGGACCGAACACCAAGTCACCAGCGGAAACAAGCCGGTCCTGTGCGTACCAAATCCTAAATTCGTAGTACACCATCGCTCTAGCAGCCGGAATTTCGTTGATGTTGGACGGCGCAGGTTGCGGATTTACTGTAAAAGGATAATCCGGTTCAATGCTGGAAGGCGCCAACTTTGCTCCTACGTAATTGGACGAGATGGTTTTTAACTGAAACGTCCCGGCAGTGGCGTTCATTACTTCAAAAGTTCCAAGCACTCCAAGAGTGCCTATGTCACCAAGCCCAGGACCAGCTATAGCAATCGGAGCATTGAATGTCCCTCCAACAGCAGCGATAGTTGCCCACTGCGTAAAATTAAGAGTGTATTCCGTTGGCGTTGGACTTCCAACAACTCCCGTAATCCCATTCGACCGTCTCAAAATGTTACCGTCATAGAACAAAGGCAGCGTAACTCCGTCCCCAGATTGGATGACGACAAATTCCTCTGCTTGGACGAAGTAAGCGAACGGTTCGGTTGGGTTGTTGTACATTCCGAACTGCTGCGATAGATTGACGACAGCGCCCGTATCCAAATCCACTTTCAGAATCTCTCCGCTCACTGACCACAACTCGTAAGGAAACGCTCCTACTGGGCGATAGACGAATTTACCTTGAAACAAACCTTCAGGACCGGCGATGCGTGCGATGCGTAACCATCCACCTCTGGGTGTGACCCCTCCGTCGCGGCAGGTGCAATTTATCATCCATGCAAGTTCATCACGCTTCAATCCCCCTGGAGACGTATTGCTGGCTAACGTAGTTGTCGCTATCGAGTTCGTACCTGACCCGAAGGAAGTTGTGCCGTCCCGTTTAGCTACGTCATTCGCCATAAAGGTTGACCCATCCTATCCCTTGGCGTTAGGTTTGCAACGCTTCAATGGCTCAATTACAACGCTACAATCTTTATTGGCCAACAACGGTTGATCCCGCCTCCTGCGAGTTGGACATGATCAAACACGGTGGGCAGTGGAAAAAGCAAGACGGCACGCTCGCAGGCGAAGGTCTTGAATTTCACTTCAAAGAGTTCATCAGAATCGTGTGGCCGTGGGTGGTTCAACACAAATGGTTCAACCTGATTCTGAAGCATTACCTGACGCATAGAACCATCGTTTTGATTGGGCCGGCTTCGTCGTCGAAAACTTTCTCGTCTGCCATTCTGGTGCTGGTGGATTACTTCGCGCACCCGGATTGCACCACGGTCATTTGTTGCTCAACCACCAAGGAGCGTTTGCAGGATCGTGTTTGGGCTGACATCACGAAACTATTCCGAGAGGCGAAGGCGAACAGGAAGTGGCTTCCGGGCAACATCATCGAAGGGCGATTACGCATCATCACCGATAGCCGGAAGGATTCTCCGGATGGCCGTGACTTCCGAAATGGCGTGGTCGGGGTAGCGGCGAAACGTGGAGAATCTTTTGTCGGCCTATCCGATTTCGCCGGCATCAAGAACAAGCGCGTGCGATTGCTCGGTGACGAATTGAGTTTGCTTCCGCGTGCGTTCTGCGACTCGATTTCCAATCTCGACAAGAACCCAGACTTTAAGTGCATTGGCCTCGGCAATCCAAAAGAGACTACCGATGCGTTAGGCGTTCTCGGTGAACCGTCGCCGGCCCTCGGTGGTTGGGATGGTGGAATCGACCAGCAGTTCGGCACCAAGACGTGGCCCATTCGACGAGACGAAGGAATCGCCATCCAACTTCCCGGTGACGACTCACCCAACTTGGACGGTCAGCTTGGAATCCCGCTCATCTGCCAGGCGGACATGAACCGGGATATTTCATTCTACGGAAAGGAATCGCTTTGGTACACGATGATGGACCTCGGGCGGATGCCGAAGGGTCAAGGCTCTCGCCGCGTTCTGACTCGCCAGCTTTGCCTGAAGTATCACACGATGGACGAGCCAGTGTGGAGAGATACCAACCTCACTCACATCGCCTTTCTGGATGCCGCCTACCGTGGGGTGGGCGGGGACCGTTGCGTATTCGGAACGCTGACGTTCGGTTACGAAGTGCCGATGGAAAAGTTTTCAATCCCTGATTCTTCCATCGCCCATTCCATGACAGACAAGAGCACCAATCGTCAAATCCTTGCTCTGAAAGAAATGATGGTCGTTCCGATTGACCCAGGCTTTGACGACCCCGCCGAATATCAGATTGCCCGCTACTGCAAGAAGCAATGTGAGGAGCGCGGCATTCCACCGGAGGATTTCTTTTACGATGCAGGCATGAGAACATCTCTCGTCAGCGCGTTCGTAAAGGAATGGGGTTCGCCTGGTGAGACGATTGATTTTGGAGGAAGTCCGACAGACGATCCTGTGTCGTCGGACATTCCTATTGCCTGCAAAGATTACTACTCCAAGTTTGTGTCTCAACTGTGGTTTTCGGTTCGACTTGCAGTTGAGGCTGACCAAGTGCGCGGGTTCACCGAGGATGTAATCATGGAGTTCTCCGCACGGGAGTACGGCAAAGTCGGCAACAACAAAATTGAGGTTGAGCCGAAGGATAAGGTCAAAGAGAAAACGGGCCGCTCGCCGGACTTGGCAGACGCTTTCGTTTGCGGATTGCACGGTGCGCTGCAAAGAGGATTTCACATAGCCAACCTGAAACCACCACCGAAGCCTAACAGGAATACTACCGACTGGCGTTCCAAACTCCGCGACCGTGCCCGCAAGCTGAACACGTCGGGAAATTTGGAATACGCGAGCTAATTCCTCTTGTTGCCCTTCCTTAACAGCAGTCCCGCAAACGCCTGAATGGCTATAGTGCGCTGTTCACGCGCATACTGGTCCGGGGCGCTGGCAATGATGATGACGAGTTCGTGAATGATCTCAGCGTTCTCGGTGTCAGCCATCAACGCTTTCAATTTGTCCGACATGACGCTGGATTGTTTCTTGGGTTTCATTTCCTTTTCTTGCGCTTCAAAGGCTTCACGTCATATTCCGCCTTCAATTGCTCTATGCTTGGCAGATCAAACAGACCATTTGCCATCAACGATAATGCGACAGCAATTTCTCGATGCGAAACATTTTGGTAAGTGGCATCAACGATCTCCAGAATCACCGCATCACGGAATTTTTCCAATGGAGATTTCTTGGGTTTCATTAGAAGCTCCTCCAGCAAATCACAACCCCGATCACCGACACTGTAATCATAATGGATGCGAAGATCGCACCAACGAACACCTCGCCGTCGAAAACTTTCCGGTCCTCAACGCAATTACCATACATGCCGATCAGCACGCAGAGCGGCCAGAAGACCAGGAGACAGCCGAGGCTCAGTTGGAGCCAATTCATTGCATCCCCACGTCATCTTTCTTGCCCATCTCGTAGATTGCAACGAATGGAGCGCACAACACAATGACCGGCAGCAGTAGCAGCAGGCCAAGACCTTTAAGGAATGTTAGGATTATGTTTTTCATTTTCATGTTTTCTTTCTCCGCATCTTCGCTCGCCGTCGCCGCCCTGCCAACATGGCAGCTTTCAGCTTCAGCCGGTCCAACACACTTTGTCGCCAGGGGTGAATCATTTTAATGGCATCAAAAGGGGATGTCAGACGTATCTTCAGGCGGAGCTGGTGCTGCCTCCTTCGCTTTCGCGTCTCGCACGATGTAATCTTTCACCACGTTCTTGGCCGGGAAGTTGCCGTTCGCTGGCTCAACGCCGATCTTCACGTAACCGACTTTGCCGGCGAACTTATCGAGTGTGCCGTCCATCTCGCCGGCTTCGTATTGGGCAGTAAGTCCGACAGTAGCGGCAAAGTGCTTGACCTTCCAAGGACTGAGCCACAAAGGCGCAAAATAATCCCAGCAGTGAACGTCTGACTTCGGCCCGTGAACATTGAGCTTCAGGGCGAACATGAGTTTGCCTTTATTTTTCACAGACTTGCTGGCGATTTCGTCCGACTTCAACACGGTGAATGGGAAATCTCCGGGTTGAAGCAATGGCCATTCGCCTGAATCAACATCCGCGTCCTGAGTGGGGTCAAATTTCATAGTCTTATTTCAGTTTCGCTTTGAGTGTTAGTTGGGCGGCCAGGGAATTACTTCTCGGAGTCGGCGAAAGGTCCGGCCCACTCTGGTCGCCCGGAAATCTATTTCAGTTTCGCTTTCAGACTCTCGATAACTTTCTTCGCCTGATCCTGGTTGAGTTCCTTGAGGCTGTCCGCGTTTGCCTTCGCTTTCCATTTCTCTACTGTCTCTTCGTCCACCTTCAGCAACTCAATCAATCGTTGCATCTCGTCGAATTGCTCCGGGGTGCAGAGCGCAATTTGCTTTGCTTCCTTGGTGATGATGTCCTTTCCGTAGCGGGTTGCAAAAGTTTCGTAATCGAGCGGAAACTGGTCTGCATCCGGGAATCCGATAAGACGCGACTTCTTGACGATAGCGGTTCGCTGCGGTCCTTGCTTGATGACCTGAAGACACAGGTGAAGTTCGTACTGCATTTTGTCATATACGTCCGGCTCTTTGCCAATCTCACCGCGTTCGCCGTTCTTCAACAGCCCCCAAGCCGTCTTTTCGTGCGCGATGAAAACCACGTTCATGTCCAGCCGATGAATGGCGTTGATGAGCCGGCGCATAGCGCCAATGGCTGGCTTTTTGTCCGCTCCGAAAGCGTTCTTGTCGCCCAGGCGCTCCGCCTCAGATGCAACGGCACTGATGAACGGCTTTGTGATGGAGTCCACCACGAAGGTTTTGAACTTGTGCTTCTCAGTGGCAAGGGCTTTCGCCTGCTCGATGATAACCTCGAAATCAGTGGCGCCATCTTCCGGTCCCATGTATTTTCCGCCAGCCTTAGTTAGCCTGTCGGTGTAATGGGCAAGGTTGGCCCCTCCCTCGGAATCTACGAAATATACCGATGGGAACGACAGGGCGAACCATGTCTTCCCCACCCCAGGCGGGCCGTAAATCAGAATCTTTGGCTTCGACGGTTCCGCCGTTTGTGGATCGTGCGCCTTTAATTTGCTCATGCTTTTGTTTGGTTGGTTGTGTGATTCTTAAGCTTTCGGAGACACCCAGGACAACGACACTCCAGTTCACTCACGTAGTAGTGCACAGCCGGCCCGGACTTCATCCCAAGCTCTTTTGCAATCTCCTTGTAGGTGTACGGCTGGCCAGTCTCCGCATTCAGGGACGCTTTCAACTCCAGGATGCGCTCGCGCTTTTGCTCGAAGAGGGTCATAAAGAAATGCCCAAGCCGGTAGTGGGACTGGCATGTCGCGTTATCGGCTGCCGACAGTCACCACCGCACCGCGATCTCAGCTTTTTCCGACTTGGGCAAAAATTCATCTTTTGTGACCTCCTTATATCAAGTCGTTTTTATGGTGTCAAGGGTTTCATCTTGTCAATCCTTCGGACGTTCAGGGTTTAGTCATACAAGCAATGTGACGAAAGATCAGAATTGTCCTTGCCTTTCTTCTCCTTCGGACGTTCCCGGACGTTCAATGCTGCCTTAGCCTGAGCCATCTCCAGATGGGAAACCCGGTTGTTCAGGTGCTCAAGGATGTCCACAATGCGCTCGACTGACTTGCGGCACTTGCCGCCTTCGCAGTTCTGTATCATGTCGTGGATTTCGTCGTGCGTTTTCATTTTAGAATCCGCTTGGGGTTGGGTCTGGGAATGGGTCTGTTGCTGGCTGCTTCGGGTGCCCTTGACATCCTTTTTCTTCGTCAAAGTTATCGCACTCTCGAACTGGCACGTATTCTTTCCCAGCTTTCAGGCAGTCGCAAAGCGCGTTGAATGCTTCATCTCTGGACATTGGTCGCCCATCGTTGTGTTGAAGCCCGCCAAACATTTGATTGCGAAGCGCACCGCGCACGCACAGTCGCATGTGATAATGCTTGCTGATTTCCAATTCTCCAGGATATTCTGGTGGAGATGTTGAGTTCATCCTAAATATCCCTTCGTATGCACCAGCGTTTCGCCTTGGTGGATTGTTCTTGGTGACTTCGGCAATCCAATTTCAGCCCCGATTCTGTCAGCCTTGCGAATAGCTTCTGATGCCGACTTCGCATCAAAACTCACATTACCAAGCTGATTTCCTGAATTAACATTCAGCCATCTTGCAGTATAATGTCTTTTCGTTTTCATATCGCCCTCCACGCGCAACACACCACCCCGAAGGTTAAGAGGAGAAAGAGGAGCGTCATGCGAAACAAAAGTTGCGGCAGTATGTCAGCACGTATTCTCGCTGCGTGCTGTTCAGCGGATAATCCGTCCAGGGCGTGCCCCAGTCTTGATGCTCAATGCGGCAGGTTTCCGGCTCGTCGTGTTCGTCCAGGTCGCCAATGATTCGGCAAGCTGGGCCGCCAGTGCAAAGCAGGATGCAAAATTCGGCTGCCTTCATGTCGCAGCCGGGCGTAGTCCACCCGCTCCTAACTTCGATTGACAGCGGGTCTTCGTGGATTGTTTCGCGGGCTTGTTCAGCCGTTGCTTCGTCCTCGTTGTCCAGCGCCTTGACCATCTCAATGATTGATTCAAGTTGCGCCTGTGCTTGCTGTTCGCTGTGTGTTTTCTCTCTTGTCTCTGTCGTGCTCATTTTTGTTTTCCTTTCAATTATGGTGCGTTGTGAATTTCAATCAGTGATCTGACATCACGCACAAGCTTGTCTTGTGCGTAGTCGCCAACCGTGTAACCGTCTTTGCGGTAGCTGTCCGCCGTGTCGTTCAACGCCTGCCGTATCGCCGGCAGGTCATTCCAGAAGCGTAGTGGTAGACTGCCTGCCACAGTCTCAACCAGCGCGTCTCTTGTTAGTCGTTTGCTCATGGTTATTCTCCCTTGTTAGAGACGATCTCTCGCTTGTTGACCTTTTCTAGAATTGACCGCAGCCATTTCTCATGGCGATTGCGATTGCTCTCCGCAGTGCCGTTTGGATTCGCAATCCATCCAGTCTCGAAGTCGTCAAGCAGTCGCTCCAGCTTTAACTTGTCTTTTGCATTCATGGTTTCCTCTTGTTCATTTTGTGTTCACCGCGTCCGTGGCACCTCTCGCACAGATGCCACGTCGCGCGGTTAACGCGCTTGCATCGCTCTCTGGGTTTCAATCGTTGTGTCGTTATCCTCGCATGGCAAGCCGTCCAAGGCGTGCCACGCTCGGCGCAAGTATTCGCGTGCGTCAAGCAACTGGCAGCATCGTTCAGTGTCCGACTCGGTTCTCAATTCGGCATCAATCAAGGCGCCGTTCTGCTCAATGTAGATTTTCAGCTTTTCGCTTTTCATTTTCTTCCTTTCAAAAAATCCCCCGTCACCCACAACAACAACGCCCAGCGACTATTCCAGGCCAAGGGCAACGGGGGAAAAGTCGTTAGCTGCCAGTCGCTTTGTCTATAACCGCACGCGCCTTTTCTTCCGCCTGAATACGCACGCTCGCTCCCGGCTTGGTTGTCTCATACGCCAATAATAAAACCTGCAACGCTTCGAGCATACACGGCGCACACGCTATCAGCCGCGCGTTGGCGGCCTGCTCAATCGCTGGCTTCTGACCCTTGCATTCATCCGTTTCCCAAAATCCAATCCAGGCAACCGTCGTGTCGCCGCGCTTCACACTGAAAATGTTTTCAGGATCAACCCGCCAAGGGCCAGGCGTTGCCGCCGTGTGTCTGCTCTCGCTCTTTGTCTCGCTCATAGTCGTATTATTCTTGGTTAGGCTGTCGCAATGTCCCGGCATTCAGCGTCAACCTTGTTGTCGGTTTCCTTTTCAATCCACCGCTTCCCGTCCGCCTTGACTTGCTTCCAAAAATAATCCATCGAATCAGAGTCAATGCCCCATAGCGAATCTTCCCAAACTTCCTTGCCGGTAGCGTCCGTGACGATCACGTAATACCCGCACCAGTG